GGCCCCTTGGTTATAGTGTCAGTGTCGGGAGTTACACAGGTGCTAAGCACTGACCACTTCAGCCGCCTTTGTGACTGCCTCCTATCCTACAGGAATTATCTGCTCATGAGCAGCTACCTGCTCGGTGACCGCCAGTGTGCTGGAGTGAGAATCCTTAGGCGGGCATCACAGATAGGGACTAGGCACCCGGAGAAGCTAGGGGAGGGTATCAAAGCTGCACGTAATCTCTATACCTGGGGCCTCTCACAGGACTGGTTCTTCGACCGCTCACCAGCGTCAGGCTTATCAGCAACATACTCACCTTGGAAGAATGGCATCTGCGAGACATTTATGTCTGTCATAGAAGATGTGACAGATAGTGTAAGTGCAAAGATCTCGCTCTCCTACCTGTTCAAGTACATCCCCCACCCAGATGTTGACATCGTCGCATGTTTTGAAGCAACTTATGGGCTGAAGACCTCTAACCCTACTGAGCCAGAGGCTGTTAGGCTTCTTGAGGGGGCTCTCCGGAGAAGCATCTTTGATGCGACCGTATCCTCCGGTGAACCTCTCCGAGTAGTTGCTGGAGACGAGGCACTACTGAAAGAATCAGCACTCCCAGGCCCGTCCTTCGAGAGCATGACCCGCGTCCCGCCTGAGCGATGGGTAGGGGTGACCTTTGGCAGTAGCTCTGAGTACTCAGAGTATCTCTGTGTGGATTTGAGAGTGGCAAACAAATCCCATGCCATCCCGATCGACCCGAATAAGGTCCGTGCTCAACCATATCTAGATAAGCGACACCTAACCGGCCTCACAGACGAAGCGGCACAGGTGGTGAATCTTTTCCAGAACGACATGGTCTCTAAGTACAGGAACAGTGATTACCCATCCCCTACTGCAGCAAGGCTCTACTTTGCGGATATCGTGAGAAGGCATGAGAGAAGGGAGGCACTCCTTGGCAGGGTGCTCACGTCTGATGACCTGCAAGCGTTCTTCAATGATGACCCTGATGCTTTCCATTTGGTGGCAACAGAGGGGAAGTTTGGTGAGTTCCACAAGGAGGTCACAAGGATGTTCTACCTGGCCAGGCTTGAGATAAAGCTGTACCTGTCTTTAGTGGAGAGGTTAACAAAGAAGTTATGCCGAGGTCAAGTTGGGAACAGTATAACAAAGACACACGCTATGCGGCAGAATGACCTAAGGGCGTTCGCGCATGGGTGCCGGAGCCCAGACGCTGAGGTCCTCCCTATCTACGTTTCCTTCGACATGAGCTCATTCTCAAAGAACTTCCCCCGCGAGAGCATGCGCGCACTAGGTAAGATCCTTGCTGAGGTAACAGGTGACCCACTCCTTGCAAGGATCGATATTGCATTCTCTTCTGCCTATGTTGCACACTCCACTAGAGGTCTCTGTTCAGGGTTCCCTGGCGTCGAGGGGGGGTTCGAAGGGTTCGCAAACTTCGGGTGGACAGCAATACATGTTTGCGTTATGACGCTCGCACTGAGGCAATCTGGCCTCAAGGGAGTAGTACTCGCCTACTCAGATGACGGTGTTCTCTACTTCCTCGTAACCGGGCCCTTGTCATTAGCGCAGAGGCGGATAGAAGAGGCAGTAACTTGCATAAGAGACCTCTATAGCAAACTTGGGCTAATCTTCCACCTCGGTAAGATGCTCATATCTTCCTCATGCTTTGAGTACCTGGGTGAGATCTGCGACTCTGGGAGGTACCTAGATACCTGGCCTAAGAGCCTGGCAAATTTCTGCATATCAGAGCAGAGCATCGGCCTAAACACCCTTGGCTCTAGGGTGGATGAAGTAGTTGGGCAG